CAAAGTTCCAAGAATATATAGAGAGAGCTAAGCCAAAGCGCGCATTAAGTAACGCTCCGGCAGCTTCCGCACCCGGAACTCAAACAACTGTAACAGTTCAACAAAAAAAATCAGCCCCTATTGATTTCGTAACGCAGATGCGTAACCTAAGAAAGTCACGCATGTGAAGTACTGCCCGTACGTGCGGAACTAAATTAAGCCAGCACCAAGGAGAAAAAACGCATGGCAACTCACAGTTGGGTATTAGATGCCCCCTCAGGCGTCTACAAGAACCACGACCTATCATCTGAGATTCGAATGGCCGCAATTGCCCAGTGCATTTGCATGCAGTTCGTTAACACAGAAGCAGGTTACGGTAAGAAGAAGGGTGAATCTGTAACAATCACTCGCGTATCGAATGTAGCAGTACCAACGTCTGACATCTTAGACGAACGTACTCGCATTTCCGAGGACAGCATCACACTGAGCACTCAGGCAGTTGCTGTTTACGAAAGAGGACGCGCAATCCCTTACACAAGTCTTTCTTTAGACTTGGCGCACTTCGACCTCGAGAACGCAATTCAGAAGAAGTTGCGCGATCAGTTGAAGCTCAGCATGGATGGAGCTGCCGCAACAGCTTTCAAATCAGGTAAAGTAAAAGCAATTCCTAACGGAGCAGCTTCTATCGTATTTGACACTGGTGGTGTTGCATCTACTACAGCTACAGTAAACCTGAACCTCTACCACATCGAACAGATTCGCGACTATATGTTCAGCACCTTGCTGATCAACCCAATGTCTGACGGCAACTACGCTTGTATGATTAGCACAAAAGGTAAGCGCGGAATCATGGGTGATACTCGCTGGGAAGACTGGCATAAGTACATCACTAACGAGAAGAAGTACAATTCTGAACTTGGTAAATTAGAAGGTGTTCGCTTCGTAGAAAGCAATAACACTTCGGCTTTCTCTGCGACCAAAGGCACAGGCTCAGTACTCGGCGAAGCAGTATTCTTCGGCGACGACGCCGTCTCTATGGCAGTAGTCATTGAGCCGGAATTGCGCGCTAAGGAAAGCGACGATTACGGACGCAGCAAGGGTGTAGCTTGGTACGGCAACTACGGTTTCGGTCAGATTTGGTCTGACTCGGCGACCGCAGGCGAAGCCCGCGTAGTACACGTTACTAGCTCGTAGTACCTGACTTAAGGCGAAGGGCCCGAAAGGGCCTTTTGTACGTTTGGACTTTGTTTTTAAATTTAACTTACTTTCTCGAAGGAGAATACGACTCATGGCTTATCCGCAAAAAGGCACACACCTTAACTTTTTCGTTCCGAATATTCCCTTGGCAAATAACGCAGCCGAAGTACTCAAAGAAATCGACATCGGCGCTTCGTCTGCAGACCATGGCGAACTTATCTGCGTTCGCTCGTGCTACGTACGTCAATGCGGCGTTGTCGTAACAGGCGAAGTTGTCGGCGGGACTTCCGTTGCACCCATCGTACACTTTAAAAAGCGTCCCACTCCACTCTCTGCGACAGATGAGTCAACTGTAGCGAATGTTACGGTAATCGACACAGCGGCAGTCGGAACTGTGCACTACGAAAACTGTACTCCGGTACGTTTCGAAGTCGGCGACAGCATGGAAATTTCCCACACTATCGGTACGGGAACTCCGACCGGAATGGTTCATTACTATTTCGTATGTGACGAGAGTGCAGAAGTTCCGGCAAATGTTTCTGAAATGACCGCAGGGTAAGGGGTAATTAAATGGCAAATATTGCAGCAGGCGACGTAACCTACACAATCGGCAAGCAGTCCTTACTTGAGGACGGACGCCGAATGAATAAGGTTACTCTCGCCTTTGGCGACGGAGCACTTACTTATCCTTCAGGCGGAATTCCGATCACAATCGGAAAACTCGGCTGCCCGACAGTAGTCGACGGTTTCAAAATCATGGACAAGGGGACTTCCGGGTATTCCTTCTCCTACGACTTTGCAAACTCGAAACTGCTTATGTTCCAGGCACCGGCACAGACGCACGCTCATGACTTCTTAGTCAAAGGCGGAACGGCTGCGGCGGGCACAGACGCACTGAACATTAAGAGCGTAATTATTGGCAAGGAAGCTGCGACCGACGCTACGTCACTCGCTGCGGACACTGCCACTAAGGGCGGCGTACTCAGTGCGACACTTGCAGCAGCGGCTATGGCGCAGGCTTCAGCCGTAGCAGTCGCAGCACAAAGTATTATCGTAGAAGTAATCGGCTGGTAATCTTACCGGCCTTTTTTCCGTGAGTCCGTTTTCAATTAACCCTAAAGGAGTTACCGTGCCAAACGTACCGCCTAAGTCAGAAGAAAAGTTCGACCTCGTGACACATGTCACTGACCCCGTTACGCAGCAGACAAAGTTAGTAAACCAATATCGTTTATACATACTCAACGGAGTCCGTTACTTCGAACGTCCCGTAGGTTCGCAAAACCTCTGGTACGAGAATAACGAACCGGCAGGACGCATTGCCGGATTCTCCGAGAAGGGCGACATGAAGGTCGACACGGCAGCCGCACATAAGGCTTACGTAGCACCTCCGTCCGGCGCAGAACTCATCGCATCCGAATTAGAACAGACGTCCGCAGCCCTCGAAGCGGCACGGGCAGAACTTGCAGCACTTAAGGCCGAGCAGGAGCAGAAGGCTTCCGCACAAGCCGCTACCGCAGCGAAAGCCGCGAGCAAACCAAACGTACAGAAGGAATCAGCATTATGATTCCGCACAAAAAGGACTAAGACATGGCAGGCACAGTTTCAGTAACCGGCGAACGTATTCACACGGCGAATAGCCGCGTTGTTACAGACAAAGTGACAGTGGCTTGGACGTCGGACGCATCGGGTGACGCTACGGCGACACTCAACTTGCACGGATTTTTAATTAAAGTAATTACTGACCCGAGTGCCACGGCACCCACTGATAACTATGACCTGACTTTGGTCGCCGATGGCATCGACATGCTCGGCGGCCTTTTAGCCGACCGGGACACGGCAAATACAGAAATGGTTTACCCTGTCGTGACAAATGCCTCGACGCCGATTTTCCTCGCGGGCGACCATACTTTCACAATTGCAAACGCAGGGAATGCTAAAAGTGGCACTGTTTATTTATATATTCGAGAGGCTTAAGATGCTTCTCGGCATGTGTCGCGGTAAAAATACAGGCGGAGGCGCACCGGCAACGCCGCCGACACTCTCAACGGCAGTCGTGCCAGCTAACGGTGCGACCATTGCCCTGACGTTCGCGGTGCCAAGTGAGCCTTTGCTCCCGGCTTCGGGCATTACGGGACTTACGGTTACCGTTGACGCAGTAAGTGCTACTTTCACGGCTGCGCGTACGGCAAACACGGTCATTACACTGACCATGGACGTTGCGATCGGCGCAAGCCAAGCGGTTTTAGTGAGCTACGCACCGGGGAATATTACTGATACCGCGACGACAGCCCTTGAAGCGTTCACAGATACGGCAGCGACGAACAACTCGACTTATTACCTGAGCACGAAGGCACTCGACTTTGACGGTGTGAATGAGTACTGCAACCGCGCAGATGCAGCCGCGCACGACTTTACAACGGCAATGACGCTCAGTGTGTGGGTGAAGGCGGCAAGTGCTGCGGACTTTGCCGGAATCGCTATGAAGCACGACTATGGCACCACGCAAAACAGTTTTGCGATCTTGCGCGTCGGCGCAATCGGTAAGTATTTAATTTGGGACGGCAGCAATACGAAACAGTACACCTCCGCCCTCACGTCTTTCGACAACACTTGGCACCACATGGTTATGACCTTCGGTGCTAGTACGTTAAAGATTTACGTTGACCAAGTGTTAGACGCCTCACCAACGAAGAACAATGACGACGCTTGTACGACACTTAAGAATTCAACCGAAGGCTTTCGCATCGGCTCGCAGAAGGCTGCTGGCACACCGTCTAATTTTCTCACGGGACGCCTTAATAACATAAGTCTCTGGAGCATTGCCCTGTCTCAAGCAGAGGTCGAAGAACTTGCAAATGGTGGCAAGCCTGCGGACTTAAGCTTGCACAGCCAATACGCAAGCTGCGTCTCTTGGTACAAGTGCGGTGACGGCGACACTATTGGCGCGAACGGCATCCTAGACTCAACTACGAACGCCTTGCACTTGAGTCCAACAAACATGGAATCGGGCGATATTGTAACGGATGCGCCTTAAGGGGGACAGTTTTGTCACAGTTTCGCACTTCAGCCGATTACTTAGACCTCATACTCAGTAAGTGCGGGGAGCCGACGAACGGGAACTCCTCGTACGAAGCGGACGCACTCCTTTATCTTAATAAGATTCATCACGTCGTCATCGCAGGCGGGAACATTTTCGACATGGACGTAAATGACACTTGGACGTGGGCTAAGGCTAAGCGTCCTATGGTCATTGAACTGCAGCCGAAGTATGCGACCGGGTCCGTCTCACTTACACAGGACTCAGAGGCCGGAACTTTCTCCGCAGCACCTTCGTACTCCGTCGCAGGTTGGTTCTTCCGCGCCGAAGGCGACTCTGAGGTCTACCGCATCGCCTCACATACGGCAGCGAGTACGGACTTCGAACTCGACTCCTCGTACGTCGGGACGACAGACGCAACGGCGTCCTTTTCCGTATTCAAGCTCGACTACGACCTCGTCCCGGCTTACCTCGTCATAGAGTCCGGCATAACCGATCGCATTGACCTATTCGACGTCGCAGCACAGACACAAATTCAGGCCTCT